CGCCGTATCCCTCGGCGTCTTTGCTTAGCTCCAGCCGGTGCCTACAACCCTTGCGTTGGTGTCCAAGATCGCTGGCGCGGCGTAGAGCGAAGTAGCGATCTCCGAAAATTGGCCGTTCACGATTCGATGGCTCTCAGACTGCACGCCCCCCTCCTGGTAAAGGACTACGCAGCGCTCGCTTTCCAGCATCAAGAGCTTGGTCGTCGCCCAGCCCGAAGAGGCCAGCGAGTCCCAGCGCCAGAGGTTCATGCCCAAGGGGGTCGGCGGCACGCCGCTGCCCTGGAAGCGCATCCCGGCCAGCGGATCTTTGAACTCCGGCAGGTTCAGCAATTTCAGCCAGACCGTGCCGGTGGCGATGATGTCGGTCGGCTGGTAGCCGATCGGAAACTTGAGCTGGGTCGCGATCAGGTCGCTGTAGGCCGGGCTGCCGGAGGTGCTCACGGGCTGGGTCGGTGAAGCGCCCGCGTTGCCGTCGCCCAGCAGGATCACGTCCATGACGAAGTCGGTCAGGTCGTTGGCGAGCTGCCGGCCGATCCGCTCGAGGCCCCGCTGGAAGATCGGCAGCCGCGCGCGCCGGATCGCTTCGTCGCTCGCTTTCAGGATCCCGCCCCACTTGATGAGCTTGACCGGCGCGTTGGTGGCCGAGATCGCCAGCTCGGGGAAGCGCGACCATTCGCCGATCTTGCCGGTGGCGCGGTCCCAGGCGTTCTCGTTCATCGTCACGTGGTCGGCGGTGCCGCTGTTGACCTGCGTGGTCATCGCGACCAGGCGGTCCAGCAGCGGCTGGGCCAGCAGGCCCGCCACGACCACCGTGTCGTAGAAGATGGGGAAGATGGCCTGCACGGCGCTGACGGTGAACGCCTTCTGGACGGTCGGCGCGTCCGGGCCCTTGGTGGGGCAGCCGAGGTCCGCCATGATCTTTTCGATGGCGTAGGTGTCGCGCGCGTGCTCCTTGATCTTGCGCTCGCGCTCTTCCATGCCCTCGACCGGGCAGCGGAACTTGCGGAGGTAGTGCTCCTCCCGCTTCTTCAGCTCGCCGTCCTCGGGCGCGATGCCCGCGTCCTCGGCCTTGGCCGCGAAGTATTTCAGAGGCGCGATCTTCTCGCCGTTCGGGCCGGTCCAGTTCGTCCCGTCGTCGTAGATGTGGCGGTCGATGTTCGCCACAAACGCTTTCATACTCATCGGGGGCTCCTTACGGCCAGCGGGCCACTAAAGTCCCGGTTCCCGCCGGGGAAGAAGAGTCGACGGCGATCACCACGCCCGTGCCGCCGGAGTTCTGGATCACGCGGCTGCGGCTGGCCATGGGAGTGCCGGTGCCCCGGTCGCCGTTCGCCCAGACCTTCTGGCCCAGGGTCGGCGCGGTGCTGGTGTAGTCCAGAATCAGCGTTACGCCGTCCTGCAGCTCGGCCACCGAGACCACGCCATTGCCGGAGTTGATCGACAGCACGATCCCGAGCGGGTTGTCGCCGGAGGCGCAGAGCGCCACAGCGTCAGCCGTGCCAGTGGAGAGCTTGACCAGATCCCCCGCGAGCGCGTTGGTGTAGGCCGCGTCCAGCGCGTATGTCTTGATATTGGTGATGCGGATGTAATCGTCACCCGCCGTGTTTTTGGATAAGGACATCAGAGCATCTCCCTCACGCGGCGGCGCAGCGGGTTGAACCCGAGGCGCGGCGTCTCCTCTGCGGCGGGCGTCTCCTCGCCGGTTTTGGCGGCGGTGGGCGGCGCGAACTTGGCCTCGAACAGCTTGTCCGCCTCGGCGACCGCGGCTTCGAGGTCCTCGATCGCGGCGTCCTTGAGGCGCGCGGCCAGCGATTTGCCGGTCGCCTCGGCATCCAAAGCCGTCCAGCGGGTTTCGAGGCGCTTGACGAGCTGCGCGGCGTACCGCTCGCCGGCCGCGATCAGCCGCTCAGCGCGGGCTTTCTCGCTCGGGTCCAGCGCCTGCTCCTTGTCGGGGAGCTGCTTTTCCATGCTCTTCTCCTTGCGGGTGAGGCCGGGCAGGCTGATCGACGGCTTCTGCCGTTCGAGTACCCACGCGGCTTTCTGGACGGTCGAACGCTCGCCGTCTTTCGCGATGGCTTCGGCGCCGGGCTGGCAGCCCATCCACACGAAGCTCCCCTCGACCGCTTGCACGCGGCTCAGGTCGCCGCCGTAGGTGAGGGTGCAGGCTTTGCCGTCATACTCACGGCCGGCGATGTGCGGGCAGGGGTCCTCGTCGTCGTCCGTCATCCAGCCGTCGTAGTTCTTCTCGCAGAGATCGCAGGTGCGGATGTCCGGCTCGAAGCCGATACTCACGTCCTTGGCGATGCCGGCCTTGATCTTGGCCGTCACCGGATCGTCGGCGAGCGTGTAGTAGGAGGGGACGAGGGCTTTGGCCTTGCCGTGCGGCGCCACGTCGGCGTCGAAGAACCGGCCCAGGGGCATCGCCTTATAGTCGTGGCCGGGCATCACCGCCTTGCCGACGATGGTCTCCGCGAACCGCTTCAGGTAGCTCTCGGGGAACCGCTCGTGGGCGCGGTCATACTGATCGTTGCAGAGCGCCATCCGCCCGACGAAGAGCTGCTCCTCCGAAAGCGGCGCCAGCGCGATCTCGTTGATCCGCGCCAGGTCCGCCGCCGTGGGCGACTCCTTGATGTGCGTGACGCTGTAGGTCTTGTGAAAAAGCATCGGGTTGCCGGCGCGAGCAGTGAGAGAGAACGCCGGCAGCCCGGCGCCGGCGCGCGGGGGATCAGGAAGGGAAAGCCCGCGGCCACGCCGATGATTGGCGCGGTTGCCGCCATGCCTACACACGGGGAGAGAGAGGAGGAGGAATCAGGAGCCGGCAGGCTGAACACCCGCCCGTATCGTTCCTTTCGTCAGCGGTTCGCAGGTCTAGGAGAGGCGTCGAATGGAAGACACGCCACCGTTCTGAACGGCCCGGCGTCCTGGCTGGTACCCGGGGCGCCGGGCCTTATTCGCTCTCCTCGCCGGGCTCCTCGCTGGCCACCGGCGCGCAGCTACAGAGGCACGACGGGTGGTATGGCGGGAGGTTTGCTTCGTCGTCAATGCCCTGCGTGGTCCCGTCGTACTCCTGGCAGATCGGGCAGGCATCGGCCGAGACGAGGATCTCCACCCGCTCCACCCCGAACCCCTTGAGCTGGTCCCGCGTCCCTCGCTCCGCCGCGAACGCCGCCTCCGTGCGCGCCAGGCGCTTGAATTCCCACCCCTGATAGGCGTCGAACTGCTTGCCCAACTGCCGCGCCACCGCCAACGGTGAGAGCCCGTTGGCCGCGCCGGAGAGCATGATCGAGTGGACATCATCGAGGATGCCCTCCAGCCGCAGCCGACCGTTCTGGCTCAAGCGGTCAAACGCCCCGGAGAGCATCGCTTCCACGGCCGGGCTCTGCCTGCTGACAGACAGATCGGTGCTCTGCTGCATCAGCCGCCCGGCGCGCTGGACGCCGACGGCGAACGCCTGCTGCTCGTGCTGCTGGATCACGCCGTCCGGCTGATCGTCCTCCGGCTCGCGATGCACGAACCCATAGCGGGACCGATCGGGGCCGGCGAGCTGCGCGAACAGCGCCTCCGCCGCTTTCCGCACCTCATCGAGCATCGAGAACGAGGTCTCGAACGGCGCCTCCTCCTCGTCCTTACGGCGGCCCTTGGCCGGATCGGCCTGGCGCAGCGCGGCGAAGGTTCGCTCGCGGAAGGCGATGAGGGGCGGCTGGAGGTCGGCGTGGAACTGCTCGATGCAAAAGGCGAGGGCTGCGTAGTGCGGCTCTTCGTGCTGGCCGATGGCGGTGGGGGCGTCGCCGGTCACAGAAGCCCGGCGATGGCGGTCGCAGCCAGCCCCGCGACAATCGCGTAGCCGGCCTCGTTGAGGTGGATGCCGTCGCCCAGGTAGTAGGTCAGGTTGGAGTCCTGGCCTGCCTGGCCGATGGTGGTGTCATTGCCTACATCGATCAAGGCATCCGCGAACGTCGCCCAGTTGGCGCGGATGGAAGCATTGACGCTCTGCCGCGCCGTCTCGAACCCGGCGATGGTGTCCCCGGTGCGCGGCAGCATGGTCAGGACCGCGACCCGGAAGCCCGCCGCCTGGCGCCCCTGGCCGTAGGCGACGGTGTTGGCGTAGGTCTGCGCGGCCGTGTAGCCGCCGAGGCTGATGTCATTGGTGCCGCCCCAGTAGGCGACGACGGCGCGCGGCCGGCCGCGGCCGGCCGCGTCGATCTTGGCCGGCGCGTTGGCGAGCATCGTCGCGATGAACTGCCCGCCCAGCCCCAGGTTCGCGCTGTCGAGGAAGGGCGACAACTTCTGCATGGTCTGGTACGGGTAGGTCAGCCCGTTGGCGTCCACGACGTTCGCGCCGATCGTGAGGCTGTCCCCGTCGAAGAGCACCAGGGGGTAGAGAGTGCCGGCGGAAAGCGCCCGGCGCGCGCGGGCCGACATCAGGGCGGCCCCGCGGCGGCGGTGTAGGTCGCGGCGCCGTTCTGCCCGATGAGGGTGAGCCCGCTGCCGCCCTGATCGCTGACGTTATCCCCCGCGGTGTCGTCGCCGTTGTAATAGGCCACGAGATTCGTGCCGAGCGTGCCGCTGATCTGCGCCTCCCGCAAACTGGCCCCGCCGTTGTAGAGGGCGGCGATCTCGGCATCGGTCAGCACCCGCGCCCAATAGCCGACGCGGGCGATGTCGGCCAGCGCATAATCGTTGGCGAGCCCGGCGTCATAACCCAGGGCAAAGGTGTCCGGCGTGGTGGACATCGGCCCCCCGGTGGCGTGCGGCCCGGCCTGCTTGGCCGCGCCGTTCAGCGAGCTATAAGGGAGGTTCGTGGAATCAAGACCGGTGTTGGTGTTGGCGCCCACGAAGAAATACCAGGTGTTGAGGCTGATCGCCGCGGCCACGGCCGGGTAGTTGGTGCCGCCGCCGTTGGTCGCGTAGAAGTTGACGGTCGTCGTATCGGGCGCCACCGCCACCCGCCAGCCGGGCGGGCCGCCCATCGAGACCAGCGTCTGCGCCAGCCCGGTGTTCCCGGTGCAGCGAAACCACAAGGCCACCGTGAAGCCGGCCGCCGGCACCTGAAACGCGGTGTTGGAGATCTTCGCCTCGCTCGGCGCCGTGCCCGGAAAGTGCAGCGCGCCCGTGCCGCCACCGCCGCC